GAGAGAACAAATGCCACCTGAAATGCAACAACAAATACAACAGATACAAGCTCAGATGCAACAAGTGTCGCCACAAGAAGCACAACAGATCCAACAACAAATACAGATGGTTATTGAACAATTTAGCTCTCAGATTATGGCGCAACTAGCCAACGAGTTTTTACAATCTATTGGTATGGGTGGTAGCGAAGATCCGTTAGTTGATATTAGAAAACGTGAATTAGACTTGCGTGACAAGGAGCTTGACATGGAATCAGAGCAGTTTGTTGCAAAACAAACACAAAGACAACAAGAAAAAATCATGGATAGCGAAATACAGCAAGAGAGACTAAATGTGCAAAAACAAATAGCTGATGATAAACTTGGTGTAGCGATAGATAGATTAAGACAAAATGCAGATCTTAAACTGCTTGAACTTGAAAATAAATTGAGAGGAATAAGATGACCACATCATATAAACTAGAAGCACAGAAAAAACTGAAAGCTGAAAAAAAACTTTTAAGGGAGCAAGAAGCAATTGAACACAAAGCAAAGCTTGAGGCAGCTGAAAAAGCTCACCAAGCTAATATGCAAAGATTGGCTAAAAAAATGGCAAGAATTAATGGCGAAGTTGTTAAAGAGGAAAAGCCAGTAAAGAAAAAAGCTACAGTAAAAAAAGCAAAACCAAAAAAACCAGCGGCAAAAAAAAGAGGTAAGCCAAAAAAATCTTAATTTATGGACGAAATCCAAGTAATCGATAACATTAAGAAGGTTATTGCCTCACGGGAGCAACAGATACAAGAAACTCTGATGTCTGGTGGCTTAAAAGATATTGAACATTATAAATATTTGCAAGGAGAGCTTTCTGCTTTATACTATATTGCAAACGCAATAAGTGACATGGGAAAACAAATATGACAGCAACGCCACAAGAAAAAGCAGTAAACAAAAAACTTGCAGAAGCATATATTGATCCAGGTGATAGGGTTTTAGATCCTGAAAAACTTGATGCATCGATTTTAGAAAGGATGCCACAACCAACAGGATGGCGTATGTTGGTCTTGCCTTATGCTGGTAAAGCAAAAACAGATGGCGGCATCGTACTTACAAAACAAACAACAGATCGTGAGGCGCTAGCAACCGTTGTAGCTTATGTGGTTAAAAAGGGGCCATTATGCTATAACGATAAGTCTAGGTATGGAGAAACACCCTGGTGCGAAGAAAAGCAATGGGTTTTAATCGGACGCTACTCTGGTTCGAGATTTAAACTTGAGGATGGTGCAGAGGTACGAATCATCAACGATGATGAGGTAATAGCCACAATTCTTGATCCAGATGATATAGTGAGCTTATGACGATAGAAAACGAACAAAATCAAGTACAACCTGAGGTTGAAGAAATTGAGGTAGAGGTTACTGAATCTGAACAACAGGACGTAGCAGCGCCCTCAAGTGACGATGAGTTAGAAAATTACACCAAAGGTGTATCAAAAAGAATCAATAAAGTTAATGCAAAAAGAAGAGAGGCTGAGGAAAAAGCAGCTAGACTAGAGCAAGAGCTTTTACAAAAAGATCAACAGGTACAGCAATATTACAATGCAGCTGTTACTTATCAGCAAAATTTGTTGGCAAAAGAAGAAGAAGCAGTACAAATTAAAGAACGCGAAGCAGATCAGCTTTATAAAAAAGCGCATGAATCTGGCGATGCAGAATTAATATCTAAGGCTGATAGCCTTAAGAACGAGGTTTCTATACAAAAAGAGAAAGTTCGTATAGCTAAACAAAGACAACAAGAAGCTAATACACAAAGTCAACAAGCCTATCAAGGTCAACAACAGCAACAAACCTATCAACAACAGCCACAAGAAGCACCTGTGCAACCAACACAAGAAGCATTAGAGTGGAAATCTAAAAATGAATGGTATGGTGAAAATGTTGAGGCAACTCAATACGCCCAATACACACACATGAATCTGGTTAATGAAGGCTTTGAACCTGACTCTGATGAATATTACTCAGAGCTTAACCAAAGAGTTTACAAAGTTTATCCTGGTTTACAATCGGGAAATGCTGAACAAAGTGAGGAGAGACCCGCTGTGCAAAGAGTCGCCTCAGCCTCTGTAGGAGGTCGGCAAAAAACACAAGGCAAAAAGAACGGTGTGCAATTTTCAAAATCTGAGGTTGCCAGACTCCGTGGATTAAAGCCACACGGCATGTCAGAAGACGCGTGGTTGAAATCCGTTGCTAAAGAAAAACAACGAATACAGTCCAGGGAGGCAAAATGACAATCGAAGAAAATAATGATATGACACATTCCAGAAATTCCCGTGAATCCGAGAATCACGCTAATAATACTCGTAGACAACCATGGAGACCAGTAAGAAAACTTGAAACTCCTCCTCCACCAGAGGGATACGAATATCGATGGATAAGAGAATCTATGTTGGGACAGCAGGACGTTGCTAATGTAAGTAGACGACTTAGAGAAGGATGGGAACTCGTAAGAGGAACAGACTTGCCTACAGAATTTGCTTTACCTGTAGCTGACGATAACTCAAGACATGCTGGTTTAGTTTATAGTGAAGGTCTTTTATTAGCGAAAATACCAATCGAAACCAAGAATGAGCGTAATGCTTATTACGAGGAACAAACTGCAAGAAAAAAAGATGCGTTGGACAATAATATGTTTAACGAATCGAAAAAAGACGGCAGATATGTGAAGTACGACAGCGATAGAAGATCTAATGTTACTTTTGGGAAAAAGTAACAATCATATTTAGGAGAATATTCTATGGCTAATAATAATAGCGCATTTGGATGTAAACCTGTTCGTATGATGGGCGGAGCACCTTATTCTGGAGGTCAATCTAGATATAGGATTGCTAGTGGAGCAACGACACCAATATTCCAAGGAGACTTGGTTACTCAGCTTACTGCTGGTGTAATTGGTAGACATGCAGCTTCTGGCACTGTTCCAATTGTCGGTGTGTTTAACGGCGTTCAATACACTGATCCAACAACAGGCGAACAAGTGTTTAAAAATCACTATCCGGGTAGTATTGCTGCTTCGGATATTATTGCAAGCGTCATTGATGATCCTAATGTTGTTTTTGAAGTACAAGCAGATGACACTTTTCCAGTGGCTGACTTGTTCGGAAATTTCGACATTGTTGACGGATCACCAGTTGGCGATACTTCATCTGGGATTTCAAACCTAGAGCTTGACGTGACTACAGGTGCTACTACAGCAACTTTACCGCTCAAAGCTTTAGACATATCTCAGGATCCTGATAACGACGATGTTTCATCGGCTAACACCAATGTTCTTTGTGTGATTCAAAACCACATAATGGGACAGAAAGGTGCTGGTTTAGCTTAAGGAGTAAATTATGGCTATATCAAGAGCACAATTAGCGAAAGAGCTAGAGCCTGGTCTTAATGCCCTTTTTGGGATGTCCTATGACTCTTATGAGAACGAGTATGAAGATATTTTCGTTGTCGAAGATTCAAATAGAGCATTTGAAGAAGAAGTATTAATTACAGGATTTGGTTCCGCACCACTTAAGTCTGAAGGACAAGGGGTTCAATTCGACAACGCATCTGAAAGTTACAGTGCACGTTATACACACGATACCGTGGCATTAGCGTTTGCTTTAACAGAAGAGGCAGTTGAAGACAATCTTTATGATTCTTTAGGTAAAAGATATGTAAAAGCATTAGCAAAATCAATGGCTAACACTAAGGAAGTCAAAGGTGCTGATGTACTTAACAATGCTTTCTCATCTAGCTTTACAGGCGGTGATGGTAAATCTTTAATTGCAACAGATCACCCACTTTCCGGTGGTGGCTCAGCTGCAAATAGAGCAACAACCATGGCTGACTTGAATGAGGCGTCATTGGAAGATAATCTTATCGATATATCAACATTTACAGATGACAGAGGACTAACAATTTCTGTACAAGCGGACAAACTTATTGTCCCACCACAATTAGTTTTTGTGGCTGACAGAATTTTAAACTCTCAGTTAAGATCTGGAACTGCTGATAACGATATTAACGCGATTAGAAACACAGGTGTAATGCCTGGTGGCTACTCAGTTAATCATTATCTAACTGATCCAGACGCATACTTTATTCTTACATCTGTAAATAGCGCAGGTGAAGGTCTTAAAATGTTCCAAAGATCTCCAATGGAGACTTCTATGGAACCAGACTTTTCAACTGGCAATATCAGATATAAGGCTAGAGAAAGATATTCATTTGGTTTCTCTGATTGGAGAGGAATCTTTGGATCTCAAGGTGCATAGTTTGAAGTAGTAATACACTTTTTTCCTCAGTATTACATTGAAGGGCCTTAATTGGCCCTTTTTTAATGCCAAAAATAAGTTATGTTGATTTGTATAAATAGTTGCATATTTGTGTATATTTGATAATATAACTATGTGAGTAAATTAATTTGTAATCAAAAGGAGGGACTATGAAATTAACTACAAAAGAAATTAAAAACAAACTTGCAAAGAATGTTGGTGATGCAAATGTCGACAAGCCGTGGTTAAAGTTATTTAATCCAGCTGGTATTGGCACTTGGTTAATCACAGAATATGATGAAGATACTGGACTTATGTTTGGTCTTTGTGATCTTGGTTACCCAGAGTTAGGTTATGTAAACCTTAAAGAGCTTGAAGATTTGGATTTGCCTTTTGGTATGAAAATCGAGAGAGATGCTTGGTGGAATCCAGATAAAACCTTGGCTGAATATGCGGGGATAGCATAATGAAATATAAATCAAGTGATGATGTGATAAAAGACTTAATGCCACAGGTTGTTAAGTTGGTTAGACAAACAGCATACATTGATCCAAATGATCCAAAGGTTACTGACGCAGAAGTTCTTGGGTTAGTTGTGTCCAAGTATTTAAAATGGTGCGGTAGCGATATAATGGAGACTATGTTCTCAGCTTTAGAAGATGCTAACTTTCACGATCTTAATGAAAAATTATTAACAACATACAAAGATTGGGAAAATGAAGAAGATCCTAATGAACTTGACTGGAATAATACGGCCAGTCCTTTGCACTATTAAGGAGGCAAAATTATGATTACTGTATATCATGCTACTGAATTTGGGAATAACGAGAAGCCTTATAAAAAAGTTGCTTTGATTGATACCTTATCTTTTCAACATGCTTACCGCAAGACTCAGAATATTGATGAGGCTTGGTCAGAGGATAATCTTAGAAGCACATCTGAGGGCGATGTTCTTGTTCTTGACGAAGGTCTTGACACTGAAATAACTTATTTTCTTGTGCCTATGGGCAATGGTCGTAGAGGCGACAAAATGTATGATAATTGGGGTGAAACTGAGGAAATAAATTACTTTAATCCTGATGGTTTTATCTATCAAGGCGAGACTAAAAAATGCCAGAAATAACCAAAATATTCGTTGATATGGACGGAGTCTTAGCAGACTTCGTCCGTGGTGTTGAAAGCTCTAAGTATCTTAACGGACCGTTTGATAGACAGGCGGCCTATGACGATCAAAAACTTAAGTTTACTAATGATGGCTTGTTTAGAGATCTACCGCCTATGAAAGATATGCAGACTTTGGTTAATTATTGCAAGAATTGTGGTATTGATTGGGAGATCTTATCTTGCTCTGGCATGGTTAATAGAGACAAAGCAACCAAAGATAAAATTTATTGGATTAGAAAATATGTACACCCAAGCGTTATCATTACATGCACCCTTAAAGGCAAAGACAAAGCAGTGTTTGCTAGACCAGAACATGTGTTGATTGACGATAAACAAAGCAATATTAAGGCGTGGCAAGACGCAGGTGGCTATGGCATCTTACATATTGACGCCAAAACCACGATAGATCATCTTAATAAACTAAATGGTAAAAACCCTTATAGCTAGTTCTTAGTTGCGTAAATAACAGTCAAAGAGTATTATCAATAATGTAGAAATGATTGTTGCAAGCATGGTGTTTGCAATGGCTAATTTTATAGGAGGCTGATTATGACTACGCATTTTACATCGGGTGTTACCAATGTCTCGTCTGACGGAACATTAGGTAAACTAAAAGCACCTGCACCACACAAGTATCATCAATACTTTAATGATTTTGATACTTACTTAGCGTCCGATTGGACAATAACTACAACTGAGGACGGGACTGGTTCTGCTACAGAGGCACTTGCTGATGGTGACGGCGGTTTATTGTTAATAACAAACGCTGCTGGCGATAATGACCACGACTTTTTTCAATTGGTTAAAGAAGGTTATAAGTATGAAGCAGGCAAACAGATCGGGTTTCACATTAGATTCAAAACTAATGACGCTACTCAGTCTGATATTGTCGCTGGTTTACAACTAACTGACACAACACCATTGGACGTAACAGATGGTGTGTTTTTTCTAAAAGAAGATGGAGCTGCAACTATCAGCTTTATCGTTGAAAAAGACAGCACACAATCTACTTTAACTTTGCCTAACTCTTTGGCAGATGACACTTTTATGACATTAGGATTTATTTATGATCCAAAAGATCAAAAGTTTCATGTGTACCAAAATAATGTTCTAGCTGGCACAGTTCCAAGCACTAATGCACCAGACGATGAAGAGCTTGCTCTCTCCTTTGGTATTCAAAATGGTGCTGCTGCTGCAAAAACACTTACCGTTGACTATGTAGGTGCTTACAAAGAAAGAACAGCAGTTACAGAGTTATAGGAGTAGATAATGGCTGATACAGTTACCTCACAAACCATTCAAGATGGTGAGAGGCTTGCTATATTAAAATTTACAAATGAATCTGATGGCACAGGCGAATCTTCTGTAAAAAAAGTCGATGTTTCGGCACTTAAAGCAGATAGCAAAGGCAGAGCTTGTAGTAGCGTAGCTATTGCAAGAATTCATTGGTTTTGCCGAGGCATGGGTGTTGATATCGAGTTTGATGCTAGCACTAATGTTTTAGCTGTAACTTTGGCTCCAGATAGTTCTGGTGACGAGTATTTTGACCAGTTTTCTGGAATACCAAATAATGCAGGTTCAGGCGTAACAGG